AAAGATTTCTACGAGCCCTACAAAAAGAATCGTGCCGTCGCCAGAGCAGCATTAACAGAAGCAGAGCAGGAAGAAGATGCCTTGTTCTGGGAAGCATTTGACAACTTACAGACTTTTATTCGAGAAAAGACTAACTGTACTGTATTACAACATCCCCGACTTGAGGCTGATGATTTGGTCGCTGGATGGATCCAGAATCATCCAGAAGATCATCACACTATTGTTAGTAGCGATACGGACTTCCATCAGCTACTGGCGGAAAATGTAAATCAATATAATGGAATAGCCGATGAGCTCCACACCATCCAAGGCATCTTTGACAAAAAGGGTGCCCCAGTCAAAGATAAGAAAACAAAGGAACCTAAAAAAATCCCAGACCCAGCCTGGATCCTTTTTGAAAAGTCTATCCGCGGTGATGCAACGGATAACGTTTTCTCAGCTTACCCAGGTGTTAGGACGGTGGGCACGAAAAACAAAATCGGTCTCAAGGAAGCCTTCGAAGATAAGGCCGCAAAAGGCTTTGCGTGGAACAACCTCATGCTCCAAAGGTGGACGGACCACGAAGGCCAAGAACACAGGGTTCTTGACGACTATGAACGTAATCGTACCCTCATTGACCTCTCGGCACAACCCCCAGAAATACGTCAAATCATTACTGAGACCATCGCGTCCAGTAGCCAGGCCAAAAAAATCTCGCAAATAGGTTTGCATTTTATGAAGTTTTGTGGCAAATATGACTTGGTCAAGATTGGTGACCAAGCACAGGAATATGCTCAATGGTTGAGCTCAACTTATCCGGAGGATTTATAATGTTTGATAAAATGTTATTCTCATTTATTAATTGGTACAAGAAGTATTCCGTTGAAATATGTTGGTTTATTATCGGCGTAATGGTTGACTCGTGTCTAGATAGTCTTTCCAGAGGCAGATACGGTATGGCAGCTATATATGCAGGCTTTGCTGTATGGAACATTGTGCTCAGGCCCAGACGATGACTGAATATTGGCGGACAAAAACTGTGATAGCGGTTGTTGCTATAATTGGCTTGTTGTTATTGTTAGAACAAATTCCAGCAGGTAATTCCAGTCAAGGACGATACTACGACTGCTCAATGGCAGAGTGGCACCCAGATTTCCCAGTAAAAGTCAAAGAAGCATGTAGAGCAAGAAGAAAATGACACTAATTATAATTCTAATACTGTTACAAATCAAACATTGGTATATTGATTTTGTAAATCAAAGCGACGAAGAAGTTAAGCACAAAGGCATCTACGGTGATTGGCGTGGCCTAAAGCATAGCCTCAAACATGGGGTGGCTACTGTAGCGATTTTATTTTTATTCGTTGACCTTGACTGGGCATTGTTTTTGGGTGGCTTAGATTTCCTTGTCCACTATCACACTGACTATTGCAAGATGCGATTTGGTAATAGAGATATTAACACTAAAGCGTTCTGGGCACAGTTAGGGTTGGATCAGTTAGTACATCAATTGACTTACATTTTTATTATTTGGGTGTTAATGATATGATTAGTCAAGTTAGTGCAGCAGGTCCCTGGCTAAATGCCTCTGGTGGTTCGCAAACAGCATATCCGTATGTTCCATCATCAGCCAATCCAATGGTAGGTGTAGTTCGTGTGTATAACGGCCGCCTGGATTGTTTTGACGGCACCGCATGGGTTCCCATGTATCAAAATTCAGCATATATTGATATGTCTGACAAGGCGAAGGTGGTTCTAATGTGGGCGGAACGGAAGATGCGAGAGGAAGAGGAGATCAAACGTCTCGCCGAAATGCACCCCGCAGTAACAGAAGCAGTTGAAATGCTTAAACACGCAGAAGAAAGATTACAAGTAGTTGTACAACTCGCAAAGGAAAATTAAAATGGCCTTAATTAAGAAAACATCAGCGACTGGTATTAAAGGTATGATACTCGACTATGGGCGAACATTCCGTATATCATATGGTAAACCGATCAATGATCAAGGCGACTGGTACGTAGACTATGACATCTATCATCCGGATATGACGGTGGAAATAACCGACACTGATGCCTTCCTATACGAAGACGATGATGGCAAATTCTATATTGATATGGATGATCGCCTGGACAATTTAATGTTGGCAGAGATAGAAGAAAGAAATCAAAAGGAGAAATAAAATGGACGTATTTGTTGTACAAGTAATTCACAAAGACGGTAATACTCATGTTATCGAAGTTTTTTCTAATAAAGAAAAGGCTGAAGAATATCAAAATGAGATGATGAAATTATATCCGATAACAACCGATAGTCCCTGGTATCATTCATTTTGTGGAAGAACCGTGGATCAGGAAGCATTGAATTTAACTGGATTGAAAGAACATCAGGAAAAGTATAACGATCCTGAATGGTGTAAACAATGGAATACGAGTCGTATTGATAGTGGAACTGAAATATGAAATGGTTTGACAAATGGTTTTATCGAAAAGTACGTTGGGTTCTGGATCGCGCAAGACAGGAATATCCTGAAATTGGTGCTGAACAAGATTGCTTGGCAGATTTAGCACTGAGGAAAGAACAAGATTGTTTTCCTACCGCCGTGGATACTCCGGCTATATGTAGTTCTAGTGGTGAGGTTAATATGGATAACAGTATTCGTTTTAACGTGTTGCCATGTCATGGGGGTTTGGTGTTAGAAGTACGTGTCTACGATCGTAAAACTCATGATACTAATATTAAAACATATCTTATCCCCGAAGGTGAACCAATTGCTGACCGTATTGGGCAATATGTTACTATGGAAATGATGCAAAGATAATGGAGACAACATTTAGCATACCCAAGCTACGTTGTGGACACCGTGTAGGATCTGGTGTAGATGCCGCATATTGGTTTGAAATGGATCATACTGGAGAAAGCCCACGTAGTTTATTAACCATCTTTGATCAGTATCTTAATCAATATGGATGGGATAAGTTCATCAAACCTGGTATGACTTGCATTGACATTGGTGGGCATAGCGGCGACACAGCCGTTCCTATGCAATACTTGGCTAGAGCCACGGTTCTTAGTGTAGAGCCCAATCCACTGATTAAGCAGTATCTAGATTTTTGCTGTAATATGAACGCTCATTTGGGTCGGTTTATTACGGCTGAAGAAGCTGTCACGACTGAGAATTGCTCGGCTGTAGAAATACTGGATCACAATAATGCCATGTGCAATGGTGGTAGAATTGATCCCGCATGGACTCCGGAATTGCAGGCACGTATGCGTGGCCTATCTGGTGGAAAAATTACCGTGCCTGGACTAACTTTAGAACATCTTTGTGCTAAATATTTGAGTGAGGCCGAAATCCAGAAAATTGGCTTTATCAAAACAGACACCGAAGGGCATGATTGCTCTATCCTAGAATCAAGTGCCAGTTTCCTGGAACGATTAAAACCCATAATATTTACTGAATGGTTCTTTGCTTATACTGATGTAGAAAGTCGCAAATTATTTGATGTCATCAAAGACATTGGATATCTGCCCTTTTATCCCGGTACCCTAGAACCAGCGACAGTAGATCGTCGTAGCGAGGACTTGGTGTTGATTCACCATACTAAAGTTGAGGAGGTTATCAATGAGTGAAATTATCGCAAAACCAGTAGTCAAGAATAAGTTTTGGATTGTAGAAGAAGATGGTGAGAAAATTGCAACCATTCAGGCTGTAGAGGATGGCGGATTTGCATACGTGCGTGGAGATAGCCGTGAAGTATTTCCATCAATTAAAGTATTAGCCGCAACATATAATATCCATATGACCTAAAGCACACCTGCGGCAAAAACACCGCGTGGTGAGTGGGAAGTGTACGGTTTCCCAGTGGGAAGCAAACCACATAACGTGCTGTATAATGTTCCAAGAAAATTACCAGTCTATACTAAGACCTCTAAGAGTCGCAGCTATTATTGTGCTGGCTATTACTTAATCAAACTTAAAGACGAGTGGGAAACACAATTCTGCCCCAAATTAATTACAGTAAATCGTTATCCCACACAAGGTCCGTTCCATATTGATATGTCAGGGTTAAATGATGAGTGAGCCCAGTATTCACATCAAAAATTTTAACGATAAAGTTAAATTGATGAATCAGACGCAAAGGAAAGAGTTAGTACTAAGTGCGGCAGAAGCACGTAGTTTACACGCTGAAATCTACGGTTTGTTGGCTCAAATCGCTGATTTGGCAAAGGTTTCTGACGCTCCTGAGCCCGTAATACAAATAGGCATGGATGGCGGAGGATTTAAGTAATATACGCTGTTTTCCCGCATAAATAAAAATATCGAGGAAAACACCATGTCAAGACCCAAACCTACTGTGTTGTTAGAACACGTTAATAAATCAAACTACAAGAGTGAACAAATTCTTGCAAGCGAAGGGATATGGGCCGTATATTATGACGCTCAACCAATCAACTTGAAAACTCAAAATATGTTGGTCAGTTATCCAGGACCAAAATACAAAAAAGTGTCCTTTAGCAATAGCGGACATGCCATCAACCTAGCCAAGAAATTAAATGTCATGTTTAAGACTGACAAATTCTCTGTAGTGCTACTGCGCCAAGGTGAGCAAATATACCCTTAATCAATTGGAATACCAGCAACGTGTTTTGGCCAGCATAGGCCTGGATCCAAACACGTTGAATGGCGCCCAATACACTTGGTGGTACAATTCTACTAATCCACAAAGTCTACGGTTAACCAAACTGGGCCATAAATGGTTCAGCGAAGTTGCAAAAATTACCAGTTACGAAGTTAAATTAGATGGGCAGATGATCCTTCCAAAACAATTATTGCAATTAGAGCGATTATTTACTGCCCCATATTATATTCAGACCCTTAAAAAACTCTGGGTTTATAGTGAAACAGACTTTATTATGTTACAATTACACGGCAAAGATCTGCACCAATATCTCAATAATCTTGAGAATCAATAGTTGTAAAAATACAACGCCGCTTGACCAATAAATCATTTAATCGTATAATAGTCGTATTGATAACTACAAACAGGTGCGACTATGAAACGCATTCTAGTAGAAGCAGGGTTTGTTATTACTATACTTTTTTCAGCATACGGAATCATTAACGTTCCTACCGTAGTGAAACAAGTATCAGCCGAAGTAGAAACTTTTGCAGTTGAGATGCAACACGCTCAAAGCAAAAGACTTCCAGCACCTGCTGAAAAGGTAGCGTTATATCGCACCGTTGAGCGTATTAAAATTACAGCCAAAGAATTGGAATGTCTTGCTAAAAATATATATCATGAGGCAGGAGTTGAGCCACGTGCCGGTAAGATCGCAGTAGCACAAATTACCTGGAATCGTGTTAAAGATGGTCGCTGGGGTAATGACATCTGTAAGGTTGTTTATGCAAAGGCTCAGTTTAGCTGGACATTGGATAAACGAAAAGTCAACGCTAAAGTTTCTGGTGAGCTTTGGGAAGCAAGTAAACAAGCCGCTGTAGATTTTGTAAATGGTAAACGTGTTGATCGTTTAAGCGATAGTTTACATTACCATGCCACTTACGTTAATCCCAAATGGGCTGTTGCTGACAAGCAAGTACAGCAAGTGGGTCAACATATTTTTTATGCGGCAGTAAAATGATTACTTTTGAATTAGATGCAGGTGATGATCTTGGCACTATAATTCAGGGCCTAAGGGAATATGCCTATATGCTAGGGCACGATTATTGGATTCACAGTCTTAAAAATCATTGTGTACAGATTGGAGCCAAGCCACATTGTCCAGAATTGGAAACTATTGTGGCACTAAAATGGGTTAAGAACTAAATGAAAGTTATAAAATTAAATCGCCGCTATAAAATGTACGAGTATGGATTTACTCACGCTTTCCGTTGGGAACGTTGGGAATTCAATGATATAAGACCGTATGAACGATCGCTAATAAATTTATATGGTGTTCAGTCATATGACTACCAGAGATCCAGTTGGATTAGTGTCTTTGGGTCTAGTACTAATAAAAAGACTGGGTACAAACCATATTACCTCTACGTCCGCGGTGAACCGATGCTTACTGCGACATTATTGGGTGCTGGTGTATGAGCTTTTTTGATTGGTGGACTGCCAGTATACCGTCGCCTGAACATCCCACTGGTGGCTATCAGGGCTGGAGGCCGTGTATCGAATGGTGCGAAGAATATTTCGGGAATAATGCTATGGACGGTTGGTTGTATATCGGTGAAGGTGTATTTAAGTTCAGAGAAGAACAGAACTATGCACTATTCTTATTGAGGTGGTCGTGAAATTTACAGTCACGTACAATTCGTTTCACGATACTTACAGTATATTTTGGTCCATATTTGAAAACGACAACAACGAAAATATCGAACAGTGGTGTGACGAAACTTTTGGTATGTTATGGGACGATGGTGTCGGACAAGGGTTAAACTATGTTACATTATATTCTAAAGAACACTTATCGTTATTTTTGTTAAGGTGGTCGTGATGTCAGTAGAAAAAGTTTACAATAGTGTAGTAGCCCTCAAAAGAGAAGTTGGTGATCTCGTTTATGATAGAGATTACCGTTCTGCTCGTAAGTGGTGTCGAGAACAATTTGGTCCTTATGGAGTCGCTGGTCAAAAATCCATGTGGCGTGCTGAATGCTTTTATGTAATTGCAAACGAAACAAACACAACATTGATTTCAGAATATAGATTTCACTTTCGTGATCCTAACCACGCTATGCTATTTGCACTGAGGTGGGTATAATGATTGCTGTTGATGTCGTCGATGATCAAGGACAAATATGTTCCTGGTGGTTAAATTTTCATAGGTATATCGACTCAATTGAATTAATGCCACCAGACCACTATCCCCGGGTAGATTTAATTAATAAACACCTTGTGAATTACGAAATGCTTCTTAACGATAACGGCTCCAAACTCTATTATAAGAATGTGTCCGGATTTACTGCTTTCTTATTGAGGTGGTCGTGAGAACATTGAATAAAAAGATTTGGCCTGTATGTGTCAGAGTTACACTAAATCCGAAAATTCATCAAGACATTAGTGACTGGTTAGAACAAACTATCGGCGACTTGGACAATGTTTATCTCGTATGGCGAGGCGATGGCGTTTGGGATTATTATTTTCGCTCCGAAGAGTTGGCCACACTATTCTCATTGAGATGGTCATGACGGAAATAAAAGTAAGAGATTTTAGCTCACCAATGAGCATGGGAAAATTATATGCAATGATGAATTGGTGTGAGGATAATTTTGGACCCGGGCGTGGTTGGGACAGGTTGGATAGTCGTTGGGCATTGGATGGTACATATCGATTTATGTTTACACACAGTGAAGACGCCACCGCATTTTTGTTGAGGTGGTCATGAATATATATGTTGATCATCGATACAATCATATAAATTTTGATTGGGCCAGTATTGAGGATTTGAACAAAATCATCAACTGGTGTGAAGAAAATGGTCAATTTACTGTATACACCACTGGTGTGGTTTATGCACGTGAAGAAGATTTAACTGCATTTTTATTGAGGTGGTCATGACTATCTCTATACCTATTGGGACCATGACCCACATAATACCAACGTCTGGGGTAATTGTAGTCATTGCTGATGTAGCTGATGCTTTTATCCATGCACATCACGCATTGATAGACAAGTTTGGCACTAATGCCAAGGTCAGTGACCCGAAAATCGTCTCTGAAAACTTTAAGTCAAAGTGGTTTGACGAATATAATATCACTGTCGTCGACAATTGGTTCGCATTAGAGTTTGCGTCTGATCAAGATTTAACTGCATTTTTATTGAGGTGGTCTTGACTAATAAAGCCACCCTACTAGGTGCCCATCCAAGTCGCATATATGAAATAATCGACGATCTTGCATCCTTAGGATTACGACGTGGTGCGGATTTCGAATTTAAATATTATCCACCAGTTGGTAGTTTATATTTTCCGTCAGATAACCGTGAACGCTATGTTGAATTCACATTCCAAAACGCAGAAACAGCCACTTGGTTTACCGTTAAATACTGTTAAAAATTATTTGACCCAGCGTAATCCAGGCTATATACTAGTGTAAAGAGTTGTAAAGTACCAGGGTCTTTACTCTGATACTAACAAGCAGGTCAGTAGATTCGCTCCCGAAAGCCTGCAAACCCGAAGCCCCTATGGATTCGCTCCCTGTAGGGGCTTCACCTTGAGTTGACATAATATACCATTTCTCGTATAATAGTAGTATGTAAATTATGTGGAGTTCCACAGTGAAAATTGTAGATGCTATTACTAAGTATGACTTTAATCCAGCTGGTGAGATTGTTGTAGTAGAAGATAGTCAACATCCTAAATTTATCTTAAACGATGATTGGGTTAGAAAAGGAACAAATGCCAAAAAAACTGGCCTTGTCTATATCTGGGTAAAAACTGTCAACAGTGCTATCGTTGATGTAACTTATGTAGGTAAGGCTGGGCGAACTCTTAAAGGTCGCCTTAGTCAACACAAAGGTGGATTCACTGATAAAACACGTATTCGCAAAACTAAGAAAAGCAATCGTGATAAATTCTGTGAATGGCTATCTGCTAATACAGCCAATGGCTTGAAAATCTACGCTCGCCATTCGCCTGTACAATCAGTCTGCGATGAGATGGTTAGTATGTTCAGCGTAGAAGAAGAAGCCTTTATCCAGAAATTCCATAATATGGGTTGCAAATTGTGGAATTACCAGTCCCAGTTGTAAAAATACAACACTTTTAAGCCCTGATTTCAGGGCTTTTTCTTTGAGTTGACGATTAATTCATTTAATACTATACTAATGATACAGTAAACAAAACGGAGTAGAAAATGAATACAGCACAATACAAAGTTGGTGACGATGTTAGCTACGCTATTGGTGGTGATCGTTATTACGATGGTAAGATTGTCCGTATTACCAAACGTTTTATTTTTACAGATTCTGGTCACAAATATACCCAGAAAGTTGCTAATGATGGTCGTGTATACTACACCCAAACTGGCTGTAAATATTGCCACTTGATTCCCGGCAAACAAGAATATTTAGACCCACATTTTTAATATGTGGTGTGTGAAAATACCACAACGTAGTTTTTGTAGTAGACTGTAAATTGCATTAAATGTATAATCTTATTTCCGTAGTAGACATTTTATAAATTTTAGGAGAAGTAAAAATGGCAGTGACTGAAAGCCGTAGTATTACCCCAGGTGAAGCTCGTAGCCGAGTGTTGCGTTGCTTCAAAAATAAACGCCCTGTTTTTATGTGGGGTCCTCCAGGAATCGGTAAATCCGAACTGGTTGCAGATCTGACTGCCGAGCTTGGTGGTCATATGATTGACCTTCGCTTGGGTCAGATGGAACCCACTGACATCCGTGGTATTCCTTTCTTCAATAAAAATAACGAGAAAATGGATTGGGCTCCTCCAATCGATTTGCCTGACGAAGAACTGGCTAGCCAGTATCCTATCGTTGTGTTGTTCCTGGATGAAATGAACTCTGCGGCTCCTGCTGTACAGGCCGCTGGTTATCAGCTGATCCTGAACCGCCGTATTGGTAAATATGTGTTGCCTGACAACGTCGTAATCGTTGCCGCTGGTAACCGTGAGTCGGACAAAGGTGTTACCTACCGTATGCCTAGCCCGCTTGCTAACCGTTTCGTTCACATGGAAATCCGTCCAGACCACGCTTCGTGGGAACAGTGGGCCGTTAACCACAAGATCCACAAGGACGTAGTTGGTTACATTGGTTTTGCTAAACAAGACTTGTTTGACTTCGATCCTAAATCGGCGTCACGCTCGTTTGCTACTCCACGTTCATGGAGCTTCGTGTCGGACTTCTTGTACGACGACGATGCTAGCGATAGCGAACTGATGGACCTGATTGCTGGTACTGTTGGTGAAGGTGTTGCTCACAAGTTTATGGCTCACCGTAAGGTTGCTGGCCAGATGCCCAAGCCAGAAGATGTGCTGTCAGGTAAGGTTACTGAACTCAAAGTTAAGGAAATCTCAGCGATGTACTCACTGACCGTTTCCATGTGCTACGAGTTGCAGGACCAATACGGTAAGTTGGGTAAGGAAAAGATGGCCGACTGGTACGCCCAGGCTGACAACTTCCTCCGCTTCATGATGGACAACTTCACTACCGAGTTGGTTGTTATGGGTGCCCGTGTTGCGATGACTACTTACACCCTGCCACTGTTGCCAGGTAAGATGAAGAGCTTCGACGAGTTCCACAAGAAGTTCGGTAAGTACATTATTGCTGCATCCAGCAAAGAGTAAGTAGCTAGATAGTCACTGGCCGGAGGCAGGAGAAATCCGTAAGTCCTCCATTTTTATTAAGTGTGCTAAAATGACAGAAGATCAAGAATTAGAAAAAGAATTAATTTTTAAACGGTTCCCAGAAGAAAAGCAGGAACAGGTTCGTGGCCTGGTCAGTTACGCCACCTTGATGGGACTAACTGGTAAAGATTTAGTTAGTATTGGCCAGAAACTAGTCCGCATGGATGTAGCACATGAAAAGCGATCAAACTCTGCTAGAATTGCAGATTTCGTCTGTCACCCAGTTGATAGAAATGGCCGTGAACTTGATATTGATTCTGCCTTTAAATTAAAGACTGCCCGGGGCTCATATACATTTGAACAGCGAGGCGGTCTTCGTTGGGTCGTTACTAGTTCTAAGACTCGTGTTAAAAAAACACATTCCATTCATAATAGAGATGCAGGCTTTGCTGGCAGAAGTTCTGGCTGGTATACGAGTTCGTACCTCCACCGTCGCCAACAAGTGTTGCTAGACATTGCTGACGGGCATTTGGTCTTGGATTTCTAACTTGACCAATAAATCATTTAATTGTATAATAGTATTACACTGAATAAGGATATAAACATGTCAGACGTAGCAGAAAAGAAACCCAAAACTGTAACCGATCCCAAGATTGATGCTGCGGCACGTGAGAAATTGATCACTGCTCGTATCGGTCTGCTACTCAAGGCACCGTTCTTTGGTAACATGGCCACTCGTCTGACATTGGTTAATGCTGACGAATGGTGTGGTACTGCCGCAACAGACGGCCGTAAATTTTACTACAATTCAGAATTTGTATTCAAGATGCCGCTCAAACAGGTAGAGTTCTTGTTTGGCCATGAAGTATTGCACGCCGTATATGACCACATGGGGCGTCGTGGTCATCGTGACCCTAAAATCTGGAACATCGCTGATGACTTCTGTGTCAACAGCGACCTTATTGACCAAAGAATTGGCGACCGCATCACTGTATGTGGTATGCTGTACGACCCCAAATACAAAGGTATGTCAGCTGAAGAAGTTTACGACGACCTGATGCAAAACGCCAACAAGATTAACTTGAGCGAGTTGCTCAAGAACGTTTTGGACGAACACTTGGATGGTGAGGAAGGTGATGGTGAGGGCGAGGGTGACCAGGACGGCAAAGGTGGTCGTCCTAAACTTAGCGAAGCTGAACGCAAAGCTATCCGTGACGAGCTCAAGGAAGCTATGTTGCAAGCGGCCCAGGCCGCAGGTGCTGGCAACTTGCCAGCCGGCGTTAAACGACTGGTCAAGGACCTTACTGAGCCCAAGATTGGTTGGAAAGAATTGCTGGAACAACAGATCCAGAGTACTATTAAATCTGACTTTACTTGGGCACGTCCAAGCCGTCGAGGTTGGCACATGGAGGCAATTCTGCCAGGTATGAAACCAGGTGAGACCATCGACGTTGCAATTGGTATTGACCAGTCAGGTAGTATTTCGGCAGAAGATAGCAAAATCTTCCTGAGTGAGATCAAAGGTATTATGGACTCATATGACGAATACAACATTCGTGTATGGTGTTTTGATACTGAGATCTACAACGACAAGACTTTTAATACCGACAACATGGATGACATCATGAACTACGAGCCACAGGGTGGCGGTGGTACATTGTTTGAAGCCAATTGGGATTACATGAAGGAACATGGTATCGAACCCAAGAAGTTTATTATGTTCACTGACGGTATGCCAGGTAACACCTGGGGTGATGAAAATTATTGCGATACTGTATGGATCATCAAAGGTAATCCCAACTGTGAGCCACCTTGGGGTATCT